GCAGTACGCTATGCTGGCCTTCTGGAAGCAGATGATTTTCCAGATATGTCAGTTGTAGAAGTTGATGATCAAGAGATCATACAAGCTTGTGTTAAACATGGACATGAATACTTTGTTGTCACTCCTGATGATATAGTAATTCCTCCTAGATAATTTTTGTCTGAATGATTATTTTTAAAACTGTGCGTTGGAAGAATTTTCTTTCAACTGGTAATGTGTTTAGTGAAATACAGTTAGATACAAGTCCTGCTACATTGATAGTTGGAGCGAATGGTGCGGGTAAATCCACATTCTTGGATGCCATGTGCTATGCGTTATTCAACAAACCTTTTCGTAAAATATCCAAAGGACAATTGGTTAATGCTGTGAACGAAAAGGACACTATGGTTGAGTTAGAATTTAGCATAGGTTCTCGTGAATATATGGTGAGACGAGGTATCAAACCCTCGTTGTTTGAAATCTATCTCAAT